CACTCACTACACTAGACTATTAGACTACCTTAAAGAGTTTAAACATATAACAAGTCTAGATGCAATTAGAGATTTAGGTAACACTAGATTATCAGCAACCATATATGAATTAAGAAAAGATGGATACAATATAATTAGTGAAGACTTAACAGTAAAAAACAGATGGGGTAACAACACCATCATAGCATTATATAAATTGATATGAAAAGACCAAAGATAAAATTAATTACAGACCTAGAGCTAACAGACAATACATACTATGAAGATTATATGTATTTATCTAACTCTATGTTAAAATCATTTATAGACAAGTGCCCTAAACACTATGCTTATAGATTAGATAACCCAATCAATCCAACACAAGCAATGAGGTTTGGAACAGCGTTTCATATGTTAGCACTAGAAGGATTGGATAAATTTACAACAAACTATGTTAAAGAACCAGATGTAGACAAAAGAACTACTTTAGGTAAAACAACATTAGTAAAGTTTAATGAATCGTTAAAGGGTAGAGAACCTATTACCACAAAAAATTATGAAACTATGATGGGCATGTATGAAGAGTTAGTACACCACAAAAATATAGATTTGTTAAGAGGGTGTGATGAAATAGAAAAAATATATACATGGAAAAATGAAGATGTAGATATATTGTGTAAAGGTAAATTAGATGCAGTTAATACATCAAAGAGGTATATAGTTGATTTAAAAACAACTAGAAACGCACATCCAGAAAATTATATAGATATTATGATTAATTCATGTTATCATATGCAAGCGGCTTATTATCTTGATGCTTTGGGGTACGATGATTATTATATTATCGCCATTGAGAAAGATAAGCCGCATTGTATATGTACATTTAAATTAAGTAAAGAAACTATTAATGATGGTAGAGAGCTTTACATGGGTGCGCTAAAGTATTATAAAAGTATAATGATGTCAGGAACAGATACAGGCTTAAGAGATTTGTCTATGTCAGAGATTGATTATAATTCAGGAGAGATATGCGAGATATAAACCCAAAAGATTTAGTTGCTATAATAATATTTTTAACATTAGCAACTATCAATGTATTATTAATTAAAATTTTAAGCGACTGTATATAATATGGAATTAGTTTTTGTTTATGGAACATTAAGAAGGGGGCATGGCAATCATGTCCTTTTAAAAAACTCTCAATTTGTAGATGCAGGTCTTACTAAAAAAAAGTATGCCATGTATGCAAATGGAATACCTTATGTCAATGACGATGAAGAGGTGTCAAGTATATTTGGAGAGTTGTATAAGGTATCAAATCATACGCTTCGTATGTTAGATTTATTAGAAGGTCATCCTAGTTGGTATGAAAGAAGAAAAATAACTGTGATTGGTGGAAAGAAAAGGTATAAAGCATGGTTATATTTTAACAACACCAAAGATGGTGACTTAATAGAATCTGGCGATTACGAAAGAAGGTGAAGAAACACACTAAAGTTTACATGAAATACTTTAACTATGGGATAGATGATTTCATAGGATGCACGGTATGTAATGCTAGAGCTGTTGATATTCATCACATTGAAAGACGTGGTATCGGAGGTTCCAAAAACAAAGACTACATAGAAAACTTAGCTGCTCTTTGTAGAAGCTGTCACGATAAGGCAGAAAGAAACAAAGAGTTTAATCAAAAAGTAAAAGAAAAACATTTAAAATTATTATGATGTATAAAGTAAAAACAGACAACGAAAGTGTCAAGAAACTTATAGACCTTGCTTGTAAAATAGGTAATGTCAATAAAACAGAATTATTAAGCACTTCTAGAAAAGGTAAAGTCAGAGAAGTAAGAGCTTGTGTAGGTGTTGTGTTGAGGATAGCGTTTGGAATAACACAAGTAGAAACTGGAGAGATACTAGGTAGAGACCACTCAACTATACAGTTCTATGAAAGAGAACATACTAGAATGATGTCTTTAAATTATTATAGAGATATATATAATGAATTAAGTATTTTTGCAAAAGATTTAGGTCATGAACCCCAAGTACAGGGGGTAAAAAGTAATGCTATTATACTTGCGTTAAAACAAGAAGTAGCATCTTTAAAATTTAAGAATAAGGAATTGTCTAAGCAATTAAAACAATTTCAAAAGTTGAAAGAGCTGATATCTCTATAAACTATTCTTTGTTTATTCATGATGAAAGGGGAGCGTAATGCTCCCTTTTTTTTATTCCATTGGAACGTTATAATAAAACTCTGCTTGTAGACCGTTGTTTTTGCTCCATACAAAACCATGTGCTCTTTTAATATTTCCCACATACCCTTTATCATCATGCCATTGGTCAGTAGCACACATGCTTCCAAGATTACGAACTGTAATACCACTAAACTCACTTGTTACACCAATCTTGTTATGATGAACTCCGTGTAAATGTCCTCTATGTAGCTCTACATAATTAACATCACTCCACATTTCCTTAAACCTTTGCGGTAATATTTGCACAGCTTTGTCCGCTTTCATTTTATGTCCGTGGTCAAAGGCAATAAGATTTTTACCGTATTTAAAGCCTTTCATTAGCGGTCTAGTATTATCTACTAGAACGTTGTCATTTTGTTCGTAGTATAACTCTAATGCGTCCCCTAGGTACATTATACATTCTTCATCATGGTTTCCAGGCATTATTACTACATGCACAGGACATATCGCTGATAGTTCATTTATAACCATTATCATTAATCTTCTAGCCTTCTTATACATCTCTATATGATGGTCACTATTAAATTGAGGTGTCCCCTTAGTTGTCCGTGGTATTGGCTTATCTCCGTCGCTGTTCAGTAAATCATTTCCTACAACAAAAAGTATCTTGTCTATAGTAAACGAAGATGCTCTCATCAACAAATGCTCTATAGCTTTCATCAATCTCTGTTCAGCTATTTCCATACTATACTCATCTCCTATTATTCCTATCTTTCCTAAATGTAAATCATAAGCACCAATCTCCAACATATGCGCGGTAGTGTCCTGACCTTTTAAAATCTTTTTATGTTTTGGAGTATACTTTGTAAGGTAAGATAAATCTTCCATTAAAGCTTTCCTTGTGTTCTTTAAATTCTTAAATGGGTCTATTCGTTTTAACTTGGCTTTGCAACGATACATAGTTATAGTAACAGGTTTTCTTTCATTGTCAAATCCTGTTTGTTCGTAGGTTCCTATGTCGTACCAATCAACTTCCCATTCACTATCATCAACACTAAATGCTTCTAGCAGGTCATCTAAAGACTTTACTCTTGTAGTATCTTCTGCGACTATAAACCTGCCTTCAGGACCTTCTTCCATAGATAGTTTTTCTTTCTTTTTTGTTTTATTATTTGAATGTGAACCCCTTATTCTTCTAGCTAAACTTCTTATTTGTTCATAATTAGTACCAAACATTGCAGCTGTATTAGCATAATCTCCTGTAAGTTTGTCTGGGTTGTCAAGTAAATACTTGGTAATTTCGTTATTTTTATTCATCATATTTATACATTAAGTTTTTTTTAGATATACCAATTTCTTTTGCTAAATTATCTAAATCAAATCCCATTGTATATTTGCTAAATATATTTATGTCACAAATTAACAAAGAAGGATTCTTAAGTAATTTGTATCTAATATAAGCTTCCATGGAATCTACTTGCTTATATGTTCTGTTATCTACACTATTATTTTTTAAAGACTTTACATAAGCTATTCTTATAAAATTATCTTCATAAAATTCATCGTATGAAAAACAGTGATTTGATATTGATGTTAAACTGCCATCTAAATTTATAATATCCCATTTGCCATTTAAAGTAGACATCTTGTCCATTAAACTTGTTTTAGAATCATCTAAATATAATGCGTTTATTACTAAATATTGTGGTTTATTGGTATTCATGCTGCCTAATATGATAAATTTTTAATAAAAAAAAGTATTTATTAAGCTAAATTATCAACACATTGATGTTAATTACGCTTTTTTACCCCTGTTTCTAGCTCTATTTCGTCTTTGTAGCTCTAAAACTAACGAACCACTTTGAGTGTGTGACATGTCTTTACCGTCACCTTTTTTACTTTTAGGATTGTTTCTATTAGCTTTATTTAGCGATACGCGGTAGTTTTTTCTTTCTGTAGTACTATGATATTTTTTATCATATGTTTTTTTCTTTGATTTAGATTTAGGATTTTTTGCATAAAACTTTGCTGTTTTAGAGTTACCTGTTCTTTTACCTGCTAATGAATTTCTTGCCATAATTAATCATGTTGTATTATACCACCTTTGCTAAATCTTTTTTTTCTTTTATATCTACTAACCCTACCTTTAGTGTTTTTTTCTTTTTGAGCTCTAGCTTTTTCAGATGGACTTAACTCGCTCCATGTAGTAGGAGTGTCTTTAGTTATTCTTTTAGTAGGTCTAAAGGTATTTTCCCCACTTTTATAATCTTTTTTACCTTTTGGTGTACGCCAATCTTCTTTAAACCAACGTTTAAGCCTTAGTCCAGCTTTAGTTTTACGTACAGCCATATTAGTCTTTTTGATATTCTAATAAACATTTAATCATACCGCCATGTTTCATTTTTCTTTTCTTTTTACCACCTTCACCCCAGTTAGAAACTCCAACCTTTCTACATTTAGCCATAGCACCACTCCTATATGCTGATGTCTTTGGTCCGTATCTACGAACAACTTTATGATAACACGCGTCTTTTGGCATCT